TTATATTAAAGTAATATCTACTATAAATATATTACTCTGATCCACTTGTACTGGATGATTCCCCCAGAAATCGCGCAAAACTTCCATATGTGGATGTTTATATTCACCTGTAGGGTTCGAACTAAAAACACTCAATGAGGGATTTAATTTTTCAGCTATACCTTCTTTCCAGTTATTTTTTGAACCATGGTGCATAACCTGTAAGCACAAAATGTTATCAACTCTAAACATTCCTAAAGTTTCATTTAAACTACTTAATGCTTCATCTTTTTTTAATGACCCATCTCCAGTATATAAGAATCCATTTTTCCTTAAAAATAAATTATAATTATCAAAAGGAAGGCAATCTTTAGTATTAAGTGAACCTTCAATTTCGATATGAAAGTTGAGACTTGATAATGGAGCAGCATACATGAATAGTGATATGATGTTTTTATCTTTATCCTTTTTTCCAAAAATATCACTGTAATTATTTTTTAGGGCAGCTAATTGTTCATAACTTTTGTGTTCTAATAAATCAGATGTCAATTTATCTATTTCTTTTTTAAATCTATCGCTTGCTTTTAAATATCCCGCTTCATCATTGTGAAAAATAAATTCCCAATAAACACCAACAGTTACCATCCCTCCTGATTTTATAAACCCATCTTTATATCCTATTCTACTAAACTCATTATCAATAAATACTTTTTCATACTCAAATATCAAGCTATTATCCCTTTCCTCCTCCCCCTCCTTTTCCTCTTCATTATAACTTTGCATTTCATTTTCTTTGGCGGATACAAATATAACCTCCGTATGTTCTGAGATTGATTTTATATAGGACGATGGATTAATATAAAACTCAAATGAGTTGTTTGAAGTATCAACGCTATGTTTATAAGCTAATACAATTCTCTTCCATAATGGCATGTATGGTAAAATAACTCTCTTAACTTTAAAAGAATTCAGTATTTCACAACAACCTAATATATGGTCTTCATCAAAATGAGATAAAACCAGCATATCAACATCTTCATAGTGATTTTCGGAAGATTTTAAAACATCTATAGCAGACTTCACTACTCCCATTTTCTTATGACTTGAACCACAATCATATATCCATCTAAAAAATCCAGAATTGAATTTTAGAATTCCGGATGAAAATAATCCTTGTCCAACTGGATGATACTTTACTGTAACTTGATTGAGCTCATTCATTATTAATTCCATTCTAACCATTAGATAGCGATTAAATTTTTTTAGCAATTCTGTCATACGGATTCAAACTCACTGCCGCTTCTAAATGATCCGGCGCAAAGTGGCTGTAGCGCATGGTCATTTGGATAGTGGAGTGCCCGAGGATTTGTTGCAGTACTAATATGTTGCCGCCGTTCATCATAAAATGACTGGCGAAAGTATGGCGTAGAACGTGGGTTAACTGGCCGGTAGGTAATACCAGCTTGGCCCGGTCGATAGCTTGACCGAATGCGTCATAGGCATTGACGAATAAGCGCCCTTTCATCTTTGGAATCAGTTTATGCAGTTCCGCAGAAATAGGGACTGTACGGTTCTTTTTACTCTTGGTGTTGATATAGGTAATTTTATTTGGCATCACCTGAGCTTGTCTTAGTTGCTCCGCTTCACTCCAGCGCGCACCGGTAGCCAGACAGATACGAACGATGATACCGAGATCTTTGTTGCTGGAACTGTCACACTCATGCAGCAGACTCTTAATATCGTCCTCATAAAGGAAAGTTAATTCGTTTTCACTTTCACGAAATAACCTGACGCCATCCAGCGGATTCGCATGATTCCAATGTCCTAGCCTTTTCAACTCATTAAAAACAGCTCGCAGATAAGCATGTTCGCGGTTGACCGTTGCCTCTTTTGGCGGCTTAACGATTCCGTGTTTTGGCTTACGACTAAACTCACCGGCTAAACGCTGCTTGCGGTATTTGGCGAACACTTCCCGGTCAAAATCAGCAACAGCAGGATCGCCCAAGTTATCACACAGGATATTGAGTTTATCTGCTTTACCGTCACTCAAAGAGCGCCCGTGGAGTTCATACCACTGACCGACCAATGTTTTTAACCTCTGCGCGGCAGTCTCTGCCGGTGTGTAGTCAATATTCAGATCACCACGTTGCGCTAACTGCTCACGTTCAAAGCGCAACGCCTCACCGCGAGTAACAAAGGTTTTCCTAACCCGCTTACTGTCACGGCCATCTGAGTAAAAATCACAGACCCACTTCTCGTTGGGTAACTTCCGTACTGCCATAAATAAGTCCTCAAGAATAATCCCTTGGGCCTATTTACTGTATATAAAAACAGTAGTCAATGTTTGATATACAACCCGACAAACATCTGATTAAAAACTAACGTGTACAGGTTTTCTTTGATTTACTGATAGAGCCATCATTACAGACAAATTTCCCATTTTCACAATGGGATATCCCGCCTTTTTTACCGGAACAAGGGTAGTTTCTAGCCATTGATACCGTTGGTAAAGACAGAAGCAAAGCACCAATAATAGCTGTAGTTAAGATTTTCATCACAACTCCATGTATGTTCGCCGATCAAACAGCAAAGCTTTTCCATTGTTCTTCACTAATGATTTTTAAAGGGATACCCTTTTCATCACGATAGTTAATAGCTAGCTCTATTTTTCTGCCATAGCTTTGGAAACGCCAATCACGAGAGCTTAAAGCACCGATAATTAGGTAATCTATCTTTTGAGTTATCGTATCCACGACGATGCCACCGGCGGCCTCTATTTCTGTCTTGCACTTATTGCGGCTTCCGCACAGAAACTTACCAGTCAGACAGACTACAGAATCTTGCAAATCAATATTATCTACATGCTCAATAGGCAATCGTGTCGCCATTCCATCTACAACCCCATTGGCTATATCACAACCGGTAAAATCAATCAGCGCTTGTTTTAAGGTTTCGCTTTCATCTGGAGTTATAATGCCATCGGCTAAAATATCTTTAACTAACTTGTACAGCTCTTTACCGGGATAATTATTCTTCAACATACCATTCTGAGAAAGCCACCAATCAAGATAGCGGACTTCGCTTTCTACCAATTGGTGATTTGCCAACATGCCTTTACATAACCCCTCAAGCAAATGCTGGTCTGATTCCGATGAGTAAAGATCGATATCTGGCGTGTCGAGCAAGTTTTGTTGGATATCGATCAGGTCAATTTTAAACTGAGCCAGTTCTTCTTTTTCAATAACACCATCTTCTAAAATGGCAGCTATTTTTGTTCGAATCGCATCAACACAATAATTTTCACTAATAATTTCAGATTCTAATAACCATGTATCTAAAAAGACGAGTTCTCGGGTATCAACTTCACCATCACAAATAATACCTTCGATCAAATTAATTAGATTAGTTAACAGTTTTTCTCTATTACGTGAGTAGTTAAAAACACTGAGTTTCTTATCATCCATAAAGACTCCGTGAAGCTACAAAATTATTTAGAATTAGATATCAATAGCCAGTAATTTCACCAACAACTTTCGCCAATATGCTGACTTCACTAACCGGCCAATTGACATCATTGATACGCCATACGTCACCCGGTAAACGAGCAATATTGCTAATCGAGGTTACACCTGCTTTTTCAATCAACCAAAGACCGTCAGCAACATTTCTAAATTGACGTTCGACCAGAAAATAACGTTTTTCATTAGGGAACGAAATTAATTCAGGTTCAATAATCTGAACGGGCAGTAACTCTGAATCTAGCAATATAGGGGATACATCTATCAGCAAGCCATCTTCAAGGCTTTTATGAGCAATAGATTGTGCGGTTTCATGTGCGGCAGGTTTAACCGGTTCCTGAGGTTCACCCTCACCAGTTGCAAGCCAATGTAATGAAGCACCTGTTTCTAAAGCACAGAGCACAATCTCTTTGCCCGGAAAGTAATCACGTTTGATCCAAGTGCTGATTGTTCCCGTTCCTGCACCTAGATGAGCCGCTAATTCTCTTTGTACTTTAAAACCATAGGCTTGCATCATTCTTTCTACTGCTGCAATCCCGCCGCTTAGTTTTTTATCATCCACGCTCGCAAAAACCCCTTTACATACTCGCATATGCATAGTTTAATTCGTGAATTGATGGCAAATACCCACCAATACCTATATTAACCACCATCAAACAGGATGCCCTATGAATCAGAACCTTGCAATAACAGTTACGTCGCCCTATTTGTCACTCACTGAGTTCTCAAAATTGAGCGGAATCCCTTATGAAACCTGCCGTGGCATGGTGAAAGACGGTCGTCTACCTATCCGCCAGAAAGTTCGCAAAATGGAAAAGGTTCTCGTAAATATGATCGCTCTCACTAAAGAAGCGGCAAACCAGTAATTATCAACATTCAAATTTGCCAACTAATTGTCGGCATATGTGAGGAAGTAAGCCATGTTTGATTTTTCAGTGTCCAAACATCTGCACTTTGACAACGCCTGCCGTCAGTTTGCTTTAAAGCACAATTTAGTCGAGTTGGCAGCAAACGCAGGGATTGCGGCGCAGGTTCTGCGCAATAAATTGAACCCCGATCAGCCACACCGTTTGACCGTAGACGAGCTGTTACGCATCACCGACCTGACCGAAGACCCAACGTTATTAGACGGCCTGCTGTCACAAATCAATTGCATGCCATCTGTGCCAGTCAATGAAGCCTGCACCGGCAATATCCCGACATATGCATTACATGCTACTGCCGCAGTGGGTTCGATTGCTGCCGCTGCGGTACAAGGTAATCACAAAACAGCATTCAGCAAATCTGCTCTGCTGGATAGCGTCAATACTGCGATTCGCCATCTGTCACTGATTGGCCTGACAGTGCAGGCGCGCATTCAATCAACCCCTGCGCTTGCTTCAACCGTTGATGTTATTAGCGGCTTGAGTGCTGTCGCCGGTTTGAGTTGAGGTGTCTTTATGATTATTTCTATTGCCCCATTGTTAAAACAGCAAAACCCGGTAAACCTGCGCCATTTTGGTCACGGGGTGCTGGAGTTGAAGAACGGCCAGCGCTGGAAGCCGGGAAGTAATCAAAAGGTGCTTTTACAAGAATTGTCCTCTGCAAAGAAGACGCCAATATTACGCCGCCTATTCGGGCGTTGATTGGGGGTTATATGCTGCAATTAACGGAAGCTGAAAAATTAAGAGTGACGGGTATTGCCCGCATTACTGAATTTAAAGAAAAGTATTTACGTAACAGAAAGAATGTTGCTCAAGATGCTTTTGATAAATCGCCTGCACATTTGCGTAAAACAATTTGTTTTCATGCTGGCTTAAAAAGTCGTCATGTGAATATGCAGTTTTCAGAATTAAGTCCTGCAGAAAGAGAATCTGTTGTTGAAACGCTGAACTACTTAATTGAGTTTACTCGTTCGCTGCCGTCGTTTGTCAGTAATGATGACTGCACACTGAATATTATTAATTAACCAAGGTCGCAATATATGGCGTTTCACTCGCCGGGTTTCGTATTGCCTAAAAACAGGAATTATCTATGCAGAATACAGCTCAAAATATATGGGTGGGCGTAGACCCCGCCAAGCCGGGTAGTGACCGCTCAATCACAATGATATCAGTTGAATCAATTGAGCTAATGCTAAATGAAGCTCGCAAGGATGAAAGAAAGAATCAGGCCGCACTGGTTTCATTTCGGCTGGATGAGATAGCTAATCAAATTCTAAACCGAGAATTGAACGGCGTAGAGGCGGCGGAGCTGCTTAACCAAATCGCTGAGCACATATTAACGCAGTCTTATGACCAGCATTAATAACCTACGCGGACGAATAACTCCAACTCCGCCGTTGCCTTATCCGGGCAGCGGCGCTGCCGTTCCTGCTTATGCCTACCCCGGCAGCAAACCTCGCGAAACCTTGCAAGGGCCAGAAAGACCGCTTACCCGTGAACAATTCATTCAGGGGCAAGCCGTTTTAGACAAAATCAATAACCTGCCACATTTCCTGCGTGATCAGTTTATTTCCCGCCACAGTTTTCTCTTAGCCAATAAAGGACTACTGGCCGCGAATAAATGGCTAATTTTTGTTTTTGAGCAGCGTATTTGGCCGCGTATTCAGGTGGTTAATACCAAGAATTTCATGGTCACCAAGTACCTACGGGAATTCTCGCTAGAACCAGAAGACTACGACAAATTACCGGGACTGCATAACAAAGAGCTACGCCGCTTGGCCCGTCAAATTTCTGACGAACTAATGATGTTCTTTGACCATTATTGCGATCAGTGTGTTGCTACCAATCAGGGCAATCGTTCCATTTTGTTGACGCTAGGCACACAGATGCGGGTTTTCGGCAAGCTGGGGCGATTCGCTCGTGCTTTCCACGTCACCCCGATGCACTGGCGCAAATACCTGAAAGGCCGTTTAGATATCACGTCTGCTATCGCCAGTCTGTCACGGCTGGTTAATCCTGAATGGTGGGAACGTAAACTCAAAGCACAGCGCACCCGCTGGCGGGAGGCGTTATTGATTGCTGTCGGTAATGTCAGCCGTGATATGTCGGCCTCTTCTTATGCCAGTAAGCAGGCTATCCGTGAAGTGTTCGCCCGTCGCCAGTCTAATTTGGAATACCTCAAAAGCTGCCAGTTAGAAAACATTGAAACCGGTGAGCGCATCGACCTGATTGATAAAGTCATGGCGAGTATTTCCAATCCAGAAATTCGCCGTATGGAGCTAATGAGCACCATCGCCGGTATCGAAAAATATGCAGCTTCACAGAAGCACGTCGGTATGTTCCTGACCGTCACCACGCCGTCAAAATATCACCCGACCCGCGTTATCGGTAAAGGGGATAACGAGAAAGTCCAGCTTAACCATAAGTGGGACGATGAAGCCTATTCCCCCAAAGACGGTCAGCGCTACCTTTGCAACATTTGGAGCAAAATGCGCACCGCCTTTAAAGACAATAAATTAAGCGTCTACGGAATGCGGGTGGTTGAGCCGCACCATGACGGTACCCCGCACTGGCACATGATGCTGTTTTGTGAGCGCAGGCAGCGCCAGCAGATTATCGACATCATGCGCCGCTATGCGTTGAAAGAAGACAGTGACGAGCGAGGAGCCGCTAAATACCGCTTTGAATGCAAGCACCTGAACAAAGGCGGGGCCGCTGGTTACATCGCTAAATACATTGCCAAGAATATCGACGGCTATGCGCTTGAGGGGGAACGCGACCATGAAACCGGTGAACTACTAACCGATTCCGCTGCGGCTGTTACAGCATGGGCGGCAACGTGGCGCATCCCTCAGTTTCGCCCAATGGGTATTCCCTCCATGGGAGCCTATCGCGAGTGTCGCCGTATCCGTTTTATCAGTCTGGCCGAGTCGTTTGACGAAGCGGTGGAAGCTGTGCGCCATGCGGCTGATGAGGGTAATTTTGCTGCCTACATCGCTGCGCAGGGTGGCACCAATTGCGGCAATCAGACTGTGCGTGTAGCCAAGCGTATCGCCGATGAGCTGAACGCTTACGATGAGGAAGTGCAGAAAGTCGTGGGTATCTATGCGCCGCATTTGGGCGCTGACCATGTTCATGAAACCCGCACAACCCAATGGCGCATCGTTTCGGGTGCCGTTGACGTTGAGCCTTTGACGTTGAAAAGCGCCTCTGGCGCGCCTCGGAGTCCTGTCAATAACTGTGGGTTAGGTGGAAACACCCAAGTGCCAAATGACCCCAACGGGCAGGCTAAAACGCCTGTGATGGCGATGGAATACCCACCGGACGCCGTTATTGACTGGTCGGACACTGCCGCCGTGAGGGCGATTGTGGCCCGCGTTAAAGAGAAGCAGCCAACGATAAGCAAGATGCAACGCAGTTATGACCCCACCAAGGGCCGACTTATTGCGCCATCGGCCCGTTTAACCCGCGAAGAACGCCAGCGCATCCCCCAAATCCGCAACGATTTACTGTTGAAAGATATCAGCGCCCAACGTTGGGAACTGGAATCGTTAGCGCGTGGGGCAAAAATGGCTGTTGGTGATGCGGTGATCCATTACCCGGCACTGTCCGACTGGCCGGAATTCGATGATTAATCTACCTGAGAGAGAAACCATGACTAAAAACGCTGCAACGACTCGTAAACAGGCACAGCGCCAGCGTGATAAATCTGCCGGTATCAATGAGATTCGCGCCCGACTGGAGCCAGAAGAGTACGCGATGCTGACCGAGGGCATGGCCGCCCGGCGACTGTTCCGACCCGCCTATGATTTGCCGGAATATATCGCGCTGCTGATTCGGCAAGATAACCTGCGACTAAAAGAGCAACAAGCTGAGCTGGATAAACAACGTTGTGGCAAATGTGGCGATACCTTACCGGGTGATCCCAATGGGTGTTGCTTACGGGGTGAGTCGGCGTGTTGGCAGACCAAAGGTATCAACAGCTTATTAATTAGCGCAATTAAACCATTGTGACGCGTCACATAGGATTATTTTTACAACGTATAGTGCGTCACAAGCATCTGATTTAACTAAACAGCCGTATACAGTATTGACCTATATGATATTTTAATTAATACTGTACATAAATACAGTATAACAAGGAGCCTGCATGGAACCCGTTGATAAAAGAGAACTAACGCTATCAAGAATTAAATTTATTGCTGAAGTTTCACAAGTTGCGCAGTGCAGTAATAGTGAGTTTCTTGTCGCCATGTCGTTGATATCAGACCTGACCAGCCAGATAGTCGCGAGCCAAAATTATGATGAGATTTTCTATAACGCCGACGGTAAAAAATCGCACTGATAAATCCCCCATAAAATGATGCATGTGTGGCCTCCCATCGTGATTTGGGTCATGCATGCATATAGTGCATGATTCCGCATGTTGATCCCCTCCCCTATTTCCCCTGTTAGCGCCAGTTCCGGCGCGGATCTCAATGGATCATGCAAGTGCATGAAAAGCGACCTACAAAGCGCGCAGGCGTGGCGGGGATAGCATTGCGCGCAAAGGGTTTTGATACCCTTATTTATCGATCTTGAGCGGGCCGTGGTGCTGCGTTCGGTTGCGTCGGGAGTCAATGCGTGTTCATGGGGGGCGAGGGCGTGACGGGCGTTTGGTGGCGCAGGGTGCGAGGTGTCGGAATCGCTACTTTTCAGGCACGAAAAAGCCGCCCTGTTCGGCGGCTATGATATTCAAAACTATCAGTTAACTATTTAAAAATGCAATATCCACACCACAGTTATGCTGTTGATATCCGCCTAATTCCATTCACTGGCGATAGACTCAAGTGAATATTGTGATTTTCTCTATTTGATAACAATCAACTAAAGTTAACTTTATTTAAGCTGTGTTTTTTTAAAAATAATCACTCTCGGAACTGACATGTTAGCACCTATAAAGGGCGAGTTATCACTAATGGTGTATTTAAGCTCATCATCTTGAATTGATAAGGTTGCTTTACCAACTCCACCAAAAGTGCTTTCAAAAGATACTGATGCAATATTGTTATTTGTAACCCCATTAATATTGATATCATCATCCTCTGCGCAATCAATTCTATTTCCGTTATTTGTTATAAAACAATATCTACCAGTAATATTATTCTCTTTTTCAACTAAATCTAGTGTTAGTGATTTTGACTCATTATTACTTTCCCAATGTCCAGAAAATCCTGCCATTGAACAAAATGAAATAAAAAACAAACATAAAGTAAAATTTTTCATACAGTAACTCTCAAACAATCATCAACTCTATTTAGCCACCCTGAAAGGTACTTAATTTGTGAGTTAACCACTCCATTAGTCATAGTCAAAGATCTATAGTAATCCTTTCTAATCTCGGCAATACGAGATAAAAGCTTACCTTGATCCTCAGCAGCATTAATGCAATGAATCATATCATCGTTCATTTTATTACTAATTTCCAAATTTGAATTATATTCATTATGAAGCATTTTTCGTATCTGTTTTACTGCCAAACCTGAGGTAATTGTCCAATCATAAATCATCAATGCTATTTTTGTATTTTCTAACTTGCAAAAGCCTTTAGGCTCCCAATAACGTTTGTAATATATAACCTCCGCTTGCTCACTAGTCATTCCTTTTAGGGTCTGCGATGATGCTTCAATTCCAAGATCCGAAGGGGCATATGCTTTCCAAGTATCAATCGTAATACCCATATTTGTTTCACCACCTTTATCATCGGGATCATTAACATAACCGCCCTCATGCTGAAGTATAACTCTGGATATTTTCAAGAAAAGCTCTCGGCATCTCTCTTTAATAGCTATTGCCTCCAAAAACTCCAGCGGATGAAAATGCCAGACCGGTTTTCCCTCCATAAACGGTGGCACCTTGCTCATCCACTCGTGATCCCGCAAGAAAAGCTTGTTCACGCCGTTCATCGGATCCCAGCCATCCCCGAACAACCGGCTCCAGCGCGAGTTTTCACTGCCACCATGCCAATCGCTGTCATGCTTAACCACTAGACGTCGTGTCAGTTCCGGCAGATTCATCTGCGACGAATGCAAGACGTTAAACAGCCGTTTGTTCAGTTCACTGCTGTCCCACTCGGTCATCCCGCCGGCATTTCTGACCCGCAATTGACCCAACAACCCATCAAAAAATGTCTTCGCCTGTGCGCTGTCCGGCCCTTTTTCAGCATCAAAATGTGACGCAAGGCTCTTCACTGCCTCCGTCACCCAGTTTTCATCCAGTGGACGCGAAAAATCAGTTGTCGGCTCTGCCACTATCGCCATGAAATTCAGTTGGGTTAAATCGTGCTGGCTCAGTTGCTCCACATCATCCTGATGCATCCAGGTGTGCGGACGGATTTGGAACCAGACTACACCGTCTTTGTCCCTGAACGGATGTGTCGTTTCGCGGCGGAGGATCATATCGCCATCTTTTCGCGTGATAGCACTCATCGGGCTGAAAGTAGCATCATCTCCGTCTCCATTACGCAGATAAAAGGGTCT